TAACCGTTTGTACCTGCAGCTAACTTAGATAAGGTATTAGATGCTGATGCATAAATAAGGTCACCTGTAGCATATGAAGTTAAACCTGTACCACCATAATTTGTACTTATTGTTGTAGCATTCCATGCACCAACAGTTAATGTGCCAACACCTGTAATACCTGTATATGATCCTGATATACGTGCTGAAGCAATTGTGCCACTAACAATCTGATTAGCATTTATACCAATTAAAGTATTAGACGCAGCAGTTATATTGCCATATTGATTAACCGTAAATACACCGACTTGTGTTGCAGAACCATAAGTACCTGGTGTAACGCCTGACGCACCGATAGCTAAAGTTACCGTATTTGTACCGTAAGTAATATTAATGCCACTACCAAGCAAAGTTGTTGGTTCAAACACATTATTAGCATTGCCTATAATAAATTGATGTTCGCCAATTGTATCTAAACCTGTACCGCCTTTATCTACTGGAATTACACCTGTGCCTGTAAAGCCATAAATATTCCAAAAAAATCGATACCATTCAGTTGTCATGGTATCGCCACCGTCATAGATGACTGGAACTTTAGCTGAAGGGAGAAGAGTTATGTTAGGCATTGGTGCCATTTAAAAATAACTCTGCACCCACAATAATAATTTTGTTAGGGTCAGTACCCGACACTTCATAAATGCGGTCACGTAGCTTTGTTGTCATTCCTAAACGACGCCAAATGGCTCTACGACCATATTCCCCAATTTTACCCATTGAAATCCAATATTCATTTGACCAAGTATGACCGCCATCATCTGACCAACGAAGCATAACCTGTGGATCTTCACCTTGACCTAAGTTTAAGCCTATGCCAGATTCACAATTTAATTGCAAAGTATGTTGAGCCGTACGTTTTAAATTATTTTGATTAGGTGGTATTGGGCGCCAAGAACGCATCCATTTTTGTATCTGTCCGTTATCTGCGTATACATCTAAGTCCAAAGCATAAATATTGCCATTTTCATAATCACCAACAATAGTTTGATTATTAAAGTTCATTTGACATTCCCCACGATGGCGTGTAAATGCACCATTGCTCCACCCAGCACGTTCATGCCAAGCGTTTGTAGCTACATCAAATACCCAAGTGGCATTAGCCGTTGGAAAATTTAACACGTAAAAAGCATGACCTTCTTCTTGATAGGTATACGCTACTGCATCCGATATGTCACCATAGTGCTGTATAGCGTACTCTACAGCGTGCGTTGAGATACGTTTGCCTGTGTACCCTTGGTTACGATAAATGATGCCATAGCCTCTAGGATCAGCCCCAAGCCAAAATAAACTGTTATCTAACTTAGCAATAGAAAATGGTGCTATGCAACCAATCTCATTGTAAGCACCTTGGATGGGTGCTAATGGAAACGGTACGGTTGCAGCGTCATACCATACTTCAGTTGTACCAGCACCAAACACCCATACTTCACGATTGTTAGACGCTACGGCTTGAACTAAATCTGGTGAACTTTCCGCAGCAGCAAAAGCCAATGAATCAATCGTTAGTGCGTCAAAAATGTTAGTTGTCCAAATAATTTGTGTGTCAGGTTGGTTAAAAGCAAAATAACCGTCAATGTAACAAACGGTTTGGGCGCCTGCAAAGTTAGAATCTGTAATTTGTGTAAACACCCCAGTTGAATCGGTGTAAACATACGCATCAGGATTGCAAGCAAAGAAAATTTGTGTGCCACTATCAGCGATTGATACAGGGCCTGTGCCTGTAACTGTGCCAAGTAACGTAGCATTGTAAGATGTATCTATCTTATAAACATTACTACCTGATACTACAAAAGCTTCATCACCATTGTTTTGATGAGTCCATAGCCCACGAATAGGGCCTGTGCCTAATGTAGCAAGTAAACTTAAACCAGGCGCGCGATTAAGAAACCCATTAGTCTGACCGCCTTCAGGTATTGCTTCAGGAAAAAGGTTGACCATCCTATTGTCAGCCGCATTGACTGACCGAGCAACATAGGCTTGTCCCAATATTGGGGTTTGCATTAGTAATTACCAGCAAATATATTAAAGCGCTGACGAGTACCAACAATACTGTATGGTAATGACATAATGTCGTCAGGACTATTGATACGTTTAAGCGTACGCTTAGAAGCCATAGCAATGCGAGCCACAGATGGCGGTGCTTCAACACCAAACTCTGCCGCTATCTCACAGGCTAAGTTATATCTAAATGCTCTTAAATAACCTGGTGGAAACGCAATGACAGTTGATAAACTAGCAGGTTGGTCTAATTCAGTAACCGAAATAAAATGCCATTCCAATGTTTTTGTTGGAACAGGATATACATACATATCAATATTAGGGTAATCCATGTTAATCCACATTACTTGCGGATACGTAGAAGTTACGGTTTTAACGGCAATACCATCGTATTGTTGTTGATTGATAATCTTAATACCAAACGAGATGCCTGATGCTGGATCTCTAAAATAAGTAGAGTCATCTAATTGAATTGGTCTGTTACCAACAAAATCACCTGATGGCCCTAATGTTCGATTAATTAGTCCAGGTGTCCATGAGAACACTTGGTCTTGCGTAGAAAACACAGATAGACGCTCAGTTGACCACGAATCAATCATTTGATTCAAAGCAAGCAAAGCATCTTGAGATGTGGCGGCAGAAGGAGTTTCACCTTCGGCAAGCATACCGATTAAACGCAATGCACCATTAATTTGATCGTTGGCGGTATAAGTTGCCATAGCTCACCTTTATTCGATAGTTTTACGACGTCTTTTTACTTCCAACGTGTTGACTGGAGCCGCAATCACTTCTTCCGATAGCGTATCGTCAGTATACCTTACCCAACCATTTTTTTCATCAAATTCTGCTTCTAACTCCATAGTAGCAATTTTTGTGCCGTGATCAGGATGTTTTAAATAAATTATTGGCATAGTTTTTTCTATAAGATAGGGAGCCGAAGCCCCCTATTTTTAAGCACCGTGAATAATAGCGTAATTTAAAATAATTGCTTCAGATAAAGAACCAGCGCTGACGTTTCTTAATGTAATAACTGCTGATCCAGCCGCTAAACTATCAACCCATGCGTTGTAAGTGTTAGCAGTTGTTTGACCACCAGAAATGTTAAGAACAATCGTATCGTTAGTGCTTATCAAAGAATTAGTTAAAGTAAATGAAATGCTTGTGCTTGCGTTTAACGCAGCGTTATTCATTGTAATACGACCTGATGACTTGTTTAAAGTCACACCTGTAGACTTACTTGTTAATTGAGTTACTGTACCGCCAGCTGCAGCGGCGTAACCAATTTCACTTGAAGCATACATAGTTGTACCTACAATACTGCTAGGTGTTGTAGCACCGATAGGTGTGTTTTCAATCGTACCGCCTGATAGCTCAGGGTCTGAATAGGCTACGCCTATTGGTTTGGTATTTGGCATAATTTTTCCTTTAAAAATCCCCACCGAAGTGGGGAATTAATATTAACCAGCTACACGATAGAAAACGTAGGTTGCATCAGCAGTCTTACGAACACGCCAATTACAAGCCGTGTTTGCAGAAACCGCTGCTACGCCAACTAATGTACAACCAGTATTAGCTGTTACAGTTGCAGCATTTGTACCACCTGTGTTGATGATGTAAAAATCAAATGAGCTATTAACTTTCATACTTGGAAACGCTGTGTCCAAGTCAGTACCTAAAGGAACTGTCAAAGCTGAAGCTGTTCCGTTGTAGTTAATAATGCCAGTTGCTAATTCAGCAGCAGTTAAAGTTGCTGCCGCTGCTTTAGCGGTTGGTGCCTGTTGAGTGCCTAAAATTACTTCATTTAGGTTACCATCACCTAATTGATAACCGCCTGATCCATTTGGAATTGCCATGATATATTTCCTTAAAAAAGTTTAAAAAGCCCCCACTTGCGTGGGAGCAATTAGGTTTAACCCCACATACGTACGCCCATTTGTGGACGAATTGCGCTATAACCATACAATACGTCAATACGGCAAGGTAAACGGTCATTGTTAATGTCGTACTGACGTACAACACGTAATGAAATACCGTTATGAACTTGACGTGAAGCCATATCAACACCTTGTGGTAACAACAAGTCAGCAGTTGCAAAAGTAATTGCATCTTTGTGGTATACCAAGTTTTGAGCGTATTGGCTATTTGAAGATCCTAACATAGTTACAACAGCACTAGCAGCAGGGAACGCATCGATTGTTGCCAAAGCATTAGATGATGTGTACATTGCTGGAGATACTGTTAAAGTAGCAGTTGAAGAACCAGTTACAGCAGAAGTTACAACGAACTGTTGCAAGCTACCTGTAGACTCACGAGTTTGTGGGTTTACAGAGTAAACAGAAGCAACAGTAAATACGTCACCGACGTTCCAAGTTTTGCTTGAACCAGTAAAGCTGATACCTAATGAAGTAGAACCTTGAGTAGTAACAGCAGAAGTAACAGTAATTGAAGTTCCCCAATCACCAGTCGTATGTTGCTTAATAGACTGACTCATGTTGATTTCTTCAAAGCCTAATACGCCAGTACCCATCATACCGTTCTTAAACTGCTTGCTGACTGTATCTGTAGGGTTAAATAAACCTTTCATACCTTCAACTAAACCAGCGTTTGCTGCTGGGTTAACAGTTGCGTAACGTGGAGACATAACAGCAGCTGCTTCGTTTAATTTTTGTTGAGCTTGTAACAAAACTAAAGAAGTAGCAGGAGTAGTACCAGGGCTACCAACAGATTGATAAATGTTTTTGTATGCGTTAGCTACGTCAGCATCAATAGAAGATGCTAATTGGCTAATACGTGGCTTAAGAACACGTTCTGCGAAGTCATCTAACTGCATTGTTAATTCAGCAGAAGTGAAGTTAACACCAATGTGCTTTTGACTTGCAACAGTCAATGTTGTGTATTGCTCGTTGTCGTCTTGAACTTGCAAGGCGGCACCGTCAGTTACCAAAGCACGGTCTGGTAAACGAATACGGAGTGTTGAACCAATTTTGGCACCTTCAACGGCAAAAGAATCGTCGTATTGGCGGTTTACATTGCGTGTGAGTACAAGGTTATTCTCGAGGATTTCGAGAGATTTTCTTGTAATCATATCAATCGTTAAGATCGAATTTGACATAATAAATTCCTTTTAATAAAAATATGTTTAGCGGTTTCTCAATGCTTCTTGCTTCTTGATCTGTCTTAACCGTTCAGCTTCGATCCATTCTGATGTACTCATTGTCTTTACAGACCGAGGATCAGTTGTATCGTACGCTGGCGCGCTAGAACTTCTAGCATTGACAGGTGCAATCGGCGCAGGAGCGCTTGAAGTCTTTTTTACAGGAGGATTATCACTTAACTTAGCTTCAATCTTCCCTATTTCTTTGGCTTGCATAAAAGGCGATAAGCGAGATATACGTTCAGCTTCTTTCGGATTAGTCCCTAGGTAATAAGCCATGTCAGGGCCAATCTCAGAAGATTGAATCGTTTGAGCCATCACGTCAGTAATTGGTAACTTGGGGTTATATGCGACTTGTTCAAAGTCATCATACTTATTCCGAGCTTCTTCTTCTTTGTCGTGATAAGACTCTAAAAGTTCAGACTGCGCTCTAGCTTGTTCACGTCTAGCGAGAAGTTCTTCTGCCTTACGTTCTGCTAATACTTCAGCATATTCTTCAGGCGAGGCGAACGTATCAACTGACGGGATTTCTGCTGGAATTGCACGCTTTGCTTGCATTTCTGCTTGCTTGGCTGCCTGTTCTCTTTCCCACTTACGTTGTTCTCTTGCAAGTCGTTTCCCAATAGCTGCATCTAATTCTTCTTGTGTGAAGGTTTTCGATTCAACTGCTGGTTCTACTGCTTCCGACGCTATTACTTCAGTTTCAGGTGCAGTCGTTGCAACCTGATCTGGCGCGGCATTGGTGTCCGCTAAGACTACTTCTATTTCTTCAGACATCTATGACTCCTAAGAATCCCTGGTGTATTGCACCAGTACAATTAAATACTAAGTAACTTAACTTTGTCTTGGAACGCTTTAATACGTGAATCCAATTCAACTTGATACTGTTTTAATTCAGCTTCTTTTGCTAAATTATCTAATTCTTTTTGTTTTACTGCAATCTCACGTTCGGCTAAAGATTCATCTTTTTTATTAGCCGCTTTAGTACGTTTAACCAAATCTTCATTTTTAAAATCCATTTGATTGTCAAAACTAATTTGTTTTAAATCTAATGCTTTTTGTTGTTCATTCAAATCTGTTATTAGTTTATCAGCAATTTGTTTCTGTAAGCTAGTTTGTTTAACTAAATCTTCAGCTTCAGCTTTTGCAGATGCTAATATGCCATCTGCTTCTAATTTAGCTTTATTTGCATCGTCAACCGCAGTCATTGCTCCTTGACGACGTTCTAATTCGTCACGCAAAGTAGCCATTTGAGCTAAATCTAAAGGTAATTGCTTAGTAAAATAATCAATAAATTTACTAGAATCAATGCCGCCAGAGCCGTTAGAAATGTCCATGATTTACCTTTAAGCGTAATAAGTTATGTTTATTTTAGCACTTGCTGTTTGCTCGATAAACTTAATTTGTGTTAAGTCACCATCATACTGCAAAGTTACGCCAACAGCTAGGGGCATACCAACAGATGCAGTTGGTGCAATGCCATCATCGCGCCAACGAACTGCTTGACTTTCAGGTGTTATTAACGCAATAACAGGTCTTTGGTTTAAACCATTTAAGTCACGATTAGGCACAGTTAAACCAGTAGATGCACTTAAAGAAGTGATCTGTTGGTATCCTAATCTTGTGGTTATGGCTTTTAAGTTGACTGACATTATATTCTCCTAGATTGCGTAAACGACCGAATTTCAATTAAAACTTGTTGGACGGCAGCTACAATAGTATCAAAAAAACCACCTGAAAAAAACGCGCCATTAAAAAAATTACCCATGATAGCCTTAAAAAAGGGGGCAAAGCCCCCATACTACATTAAGCAGGAATTTCAGCCCAGATTAAAGAATAATCAACAGATGCAACAGCTAAAGTTCCTGAAGCACCAAAAGCCAAATATACACCAGGAGCAACAATAATTGCACC